ACGATGGAGACAAAGCCATCAGACAACTGAATGCTTGTATTGATGCTTATGAATCAGTTAGGAAATCGCTGATTCAGGTTGAGCGTTAGGATGGTATTTTTGTTTTGCTAAGAGGTAGGCTTTGTTTGCTTCTTCGGCAGTATCAAAATACCCTAAGTGAATACGCTTCCTATTATTCGTTATAGAAGAAGCCCATTTTTTCGTATGTTTTGGCTTGGTAACTCCATAACCTTTGGAGTTTTCTGAGTTCAATTTTGCATCAGCTTCACGCAAATTTGCTAATCTATTATCAGATCGATTCCTATTGATATGGTCTACCATTTTTGGTAAAAAACCATGCATAAGAAAAAACGCAACTCTATGGGCATATAGTAATTTCCCATTTACCCTAAAAATAACATATCCACTTTTATTGATTGTGCCAATTGGCGTTTCAATATTTGTGATGGAGAAAAACAAACCTGTATCAGGGTTGTAATTAATGTGTTTAAAATCGTCTTTGTTCATGCTGTTGTCCTTTCTTGACAATGGTTTGGAAAGTGGAGGCAGGGACTGCAATCCCTGTTCTCTGCGCTATTATAACAACAATGTTTACCAAACTTTGAACAAATCACGTTAAGATTCACGCTGTTGTCATTGATTTAGTTTAATTTCAGACAACTTTACTGGAGTTGTCATGGGTAAAACTGTTTACAGCGATCAAGAGTTCATTGAACTTTGGAAAACTTATGAATCTGCCAGTGCCTTTGCCAAAGCTGTTGGCATGGATATGCGTAATATCATTAGGCGCAAAAACAACTTAGAAGTTAAGTACGGCGAATCACTCAAGTCAAAGAATAGTAAGCATCAAACCATCAAAGAAAATTCAGTTCGCAAACAATTGGGGATTGAGAATGGCATTGTTTTGGTGTTTAGTGATGCTCACTTCTGGCCTAGCATCCATACAACAGCGTACAAGGGTCTTCTTTGGGCGATTAAGGAGTTTCAGCCCAAGGCTGTCATTGCCAATGGAGATATATTTGATGGCGCTAGTATCTCTCGCTATCCTCGCATTGGATGGGACTCAACGCCAAGTGTTATACAAGAGTTGAAGGCCTGTGAACTGGCAATGGGCGAGATAGAGGAAGCCGCCAAGAAAGCAAGACATAATGTAAACCTAGTGTGGACACTTGGTAACCATGATGCTAGGTTTGAGAACCGCCTAGCCGCCAATGCGCCTCAATATGAGCAAGTTAAGGGCTTTTCCCTGAAAGATCATTTCCCTGCATGGCATCCATGCTGGTCTTGCTGGCCTACAGAGAATGTAGTGGTTAAACATCGCTGGAAGGGCGGTATACACGCTACACACAATAATACAGTCAATGCTGGCGTAAGCATCGTTACAGGGCATCTACACAGCCTTAAAGTGACCCCGTATGCTGACTACCAAGGAAACAGGTTTGGCGTGGATACAGGCACATTGGCAGATATTGATGGGGCGCAGTTTGTAAACTATCTTGAAGACTCTCCTACTAACTGGAGGTCAGGGTTTGCTGTACTGACATTTCATAATGGGAAATTGCTTTGGCCTGAGTTAGTCCATAAATGGGCTGAAGGTCAAGTTGAGTTTAGGGGTAAGGTATATGACGTATGACCTTGTAGCTTATCTCAGATCAGAAATCAAAGAACTGCATAATATATTGCATGAAACGCAACTTGCTTTGGCACAAGCAAATGACAGGCTCAACCGCCGATCTGAACCTTTAACTGAAGAGCGTATATACACGCTTTACCGCCGTAGTCTTGATTGGCGACAGTTAGCTAGGGACATAGAAGCAGATCACGATATTGAATAAAAAAAGGGGAGTCCTAAGACCCCCCTGCAAGTAACAACTGCACCTGAATTATGACACACGAACCCAGACTAAGCCATCTTCGTCTTCTACGATCTCTCCGATTTCGTATTCTTCGGATTCTTCGTCTTCATAGGTTTCGTCTTCGTCAACTTCGTCTTCGCTGACTTCTTCTTCGGACTGGTTGTCAGCAAATTCTTCGGTAACGTCATAATCAACGCACCAGCCATGCAATTGCTGGAACTCGATGAATTCTTGGATGATTGCAATCTTGTCAAAATCATCTGTCTCAATAGTTACTGAGTCATCTCCAAATTCCCACTCTGCAATGTTAATCTCAATCTTGTACATGATATTCCCCTTGGTTATGGCACTATTGCCAAGTAAAATCCTATCTCTCATTTGTGACAGCTTCCACCCATAATCCATCAATTTTTACAACGAAAGGTTAAATAAATGAACTTATCTGCCAATTTTTCTTTGAAAGAACTAACGAAATCTGACACCGCTACCCGTCTTGGTATCGACAACACACCTGATGAAGAAGCCATTGACAACCTTAAGACTTTGTGCGACAAGGTGCTTCAGCCTGTTCGTGAGCATTTTGGTAAGTCTGTGACTGTGAATTCTGCCTATCGTAGCCCTGAGTCCAATGCCGCTGTTGGTGGTTCTAAGACCTCAGACCACTGCAAAGGTATGGCGGCAGACATTGAGATTGCTGGCGTTGCCAATGCTGATCTCGCCCAATGGATTATGGACAATTTGGACTATACACAATTAATCTTGGAATTCTACACACAGGGTATACCCGACTCTGGTTGGGTTCATGTGTCGTATGACCCCAATAACCTCAAGAAGCAGGAATTGACTGCTGTCAAGGTGGCAGGGAAGACCCAGTATCTCCAAGGACTACAGGCTTAATTAGCCGCTTGCAGAAGTGTTTGGGGACAAGGTGTTCAAAGAAGATCACCTCCCCGCACTTCTCACATAGCCATGCTTCACCTCGGTCAATGGTGGTTACTTTATTCCCATGCTGACCATTGCGTCTGCCGTAAAAGGTTCTTATCTTACGAATCATTCTTTAATTTAGCCCTTGAATAGATCAGGAACTCTTTCTTTTCTGTCATGGCAATGCGTTCTCTTGCGTTTTTACCAAGGATATGACCCGCTGTTATTTGCTTTAGCTTCTTATCGGTTGTCCAAATACTTGGCTCGCCTTTCCAATCAAAGGCTGTTTTGGGTTTGTTCATGTGTAATCGCCCTCTTGGGTATGTTCTAAAAGTCGTTTCTGAAGTCTAGCAATTCTTGCATCGTTGTACTGAATGGCGGCACGAGCATATTCGGCGGCAGTTTCTGCCTCTAATTTGCGTAGATGCGCCTCTTGCAGTTCTTTGGCAATTACCTCATAGATAGTTCTTGCTCTCATTATGTCTTTGACGTACTTGATTGTTGACTGTCTAAATGTCATAACACACCTCTCATTTCCCATCCCATCAAAAAGTAGTTCCATCGGGTTTGCAGGGCAGGAATGTTATATCTACCTTTTGTTGTACTGAAATCTGTATGCCCTTTGGCTCGCATCATTGCTTCAAATACTTTTTCTGCTTGTGTCATGTGTTAATCCTGTGGTGGTGTGCAAGTGTGAATAGTGGTCAGGTCTGCTGTGCGTTTGCCGCATCGTGAGCAAAAGTTTTGCTCTGTGAGTTGTGGTGCGGAGTAAACGTCACGCACAGGTATTCCAGCAGATTCTGTATTTGCTCTATGGTTGTTTGTTTCCATGCCGTTGTGCCACTTACCATCTTGGTAAAACTGCCAACCGCAAGGCTCTTGGCTTTCCAACTCTGCAATGGCTTTACGCAAAATAACTTCAAGCTGGTCACATACTGCTGGCGCATGAGGCTCAGTCAACAATAGTTGATACATCTGTTTCAATACTTCAATCATTCCTTTTCCCCCACGTTCAGCAAGCGAAGTTTCATGCGCTCAAGTAACCACAGAACATCCCCGCCATCGGCGTAGGTCGAGGCAAAATACTCTTCACCTTCCTTGTCGTAACCGATCAGGATTACACCCTCCAGTTTTCCCTTGGTGTTTTCAAGCACCATGTCGGGGTCGAGGTCAAGTTTGGTAATGCCGTTGAATAGAATGACGTTGCTCATGCCTGTCCCCTTGCTCTGATGCGTTCAGCAATCACATCGCCACCAATAAATCCATCAGCCACCTTTGCACAGGCTTCACGTTCAAGCACAACCATCTTTTCGCACATCAATGTCCAAGAACTATTGGCTCTTGCGTTGGATTTCTCTGTTGCTTTCTCTTCCACCAATGCGGCAAATTCTTCTGCGGCTTTTTGCCAATCAGGATGCCGTATTGGAAAGCCAACCTTTTTGGCCATACCCATAATTTCATCTTGTGTCATGCTTGTCCCCTTGCTCTGATGGCTTCAATCACATCAAATTGAAACCAATTACTGAATGGCATGGCTTTAATGATTTGTATGATGGATTCACGTTCTTTGGCGGCCACCAATTTGGCAAAGGATTCAATCTTTGGATTCAAAATATCAGCAAACACCCAGTCCGCTTCTGTCCAAACACTAGCTTGTCTAGCCATCTCAATGATTTCATCTTGTGTCACTTCTTCATTCCCTCAATGTAAACAGCCAAACTGTCAATGGTATCTTTGCCAAAGGAAGTTAATCTCCTAACCTCTCTAACAACTTCATCAATAACGCCATTGCGTAGTTCGTCATAGAACTCCTGTGCCGACTTGGGTCTTAGGAAGTTTGCTTTGACAGACTCTTGGCGTTGCTTGGCTTGTCGTTCAATATCGTTGAATGCTTCATCTTCTTCAGTCATTGTCAGCCTCGTTTTGTAGGAAATAAAGCGCACCAATGAGGATTGCACCAAAGGCAATCACGACAAATGCGCCAAACATCATCAGCATAAAAGTCACGAGTACATCCCACATTAGACTGCCCTCCATTCACGCTCATTGCGCCCCGATGAAGACTTTACAGTCCTGCCTGTCAACTGAATCAGATTCATCTTCTCCAGTTCGTTTAAACGGCGTGAGACTTGATTTCTGTCTAAGTTGGTATGTGTGGCTATGCCATCTTTACCAAGCGCACCATGAGCCTTTAAACAGTCCACAATGATGCTGAAATGCTTGGATGCCAAGTCTTTAGCGGCATCAGCGGCTTCATAGCTGGTTACTGGGTCGGAACATCTAACCCTGTTGAAGATTGGCAAGTCAAAGAACTTCTTTACACTGCCGCCAAAATGTGTGTCATCTAAACTCATATCAACTCCTATCAATTAAAAAGTTAGTGGGTACTCACTTGCGCTTTCCCCGTTGTGTTACATCAGAAGGGAATATCGGACTCTATGTCGTCAAAGCCACTTGAGGGCTTCTTCTTTGGCGAGGAAGTATTGGCTTCTTCTTTAGGGCTTACTGCAAGACCCATGAATTTGCCTGATTTACCCTCTTTAATCCAAGCTGAGAGCCAGTAGGACTGACCATCAACTGTGATGTTTCCCTTATAGTGAGGCTGTGATTCTTTTTCACGCCTATCGTTTTTGAACATCACGCCACTGTTATCTCTTTGGTTTTCATCCATTTAGAACTCCTTTGTACGCTGAAAAATCTTTATGTAACAAATCAGTTGCTTCTATCGCAACCAACTCTGCCAACTCTTTATCATTGAAATATCCAAAGCTATGGCACTTCTTGTTTTTTCTTATTTGAACAAACCATTTCTGATCTCTCTTGTGCCACATTACGCCTTTGATACCCGATGAATTTCTTGTGCTGATTTTTTGATTCATTGAGTTTTGCGATTTTGTCGCACACCTCAAATTCTCAATTTTGTTGTTTGATCTATCGCCATCAATGTGGTCAATAAACGAAGGTAAATGCCCATTGTGATAAAAATAAATTAAGCGGTGTGCTTTATAAATACTTCCATCAATTCCAATGCGTACATACCCATCGTATTTATCTACATTTCCAGCAATGTCTCCAACTTTAATAATTTGTGCTTTTGCAATTTTCCATATCAGGTTGCCATCCTTGTAATCAAACAATTCATGCAATCTTGATAAAGTAACTTCCATATTTACACCTTAATTTCATTGAGTTTTTTAACCTTGTCATCCACTTCCGCAAGAAACTGGATAACCTCTTTTTCGAGTTCTGCAATGTAACGATCATTGCGCTCGATTCTTTTGATGAACAGTTGTAGGTGTTCAGGCATTCGTGGGTCGAAACTCACAAAGTCGCACCAACTTCTATCTGCACATCGCATCTGCCATTGCATTTGGTCGTAATACTTCTTTGCTGGTTCATCTCCCAAAATGGTATCAATGTGGGTTGCCGTGTTTGGACACTTGATCTCTAGGCATCCATCATCACCCACCAAGCCATCAGGAGAGGCGGCAGACATAGGAACAGTTGGATGGTCAATAGCACCTACCTGATCGACCATATTGCCTGTCTTAGCCTCGTATGCGGCACGGGCAAAGGGTTCATTCTCAATCCCCCATTCCATAGCCGCATTTGAGTAGGATTCAGCAACAGTCTGAGTCATTCTCTCGACTACCAGTTGAGCCATGTAGTTAGCCCTGCTGGTGCTGTAGCCTGTCTTTGTCTTGGCAACAATGTCAGAGATACGAGAGGCAGTAGCTTTACCGCAACGCTGTTTAAACCATTCGGGTGTGCCTTGTTCTACATCGCTCATTTCAATGCTCCTTTACGCTTTTCTTTTGCATCAATTACCTTTTTCTGCCAACCTTTATCACCAGCGCAAGCAGAGTAAGCAGTGCTGTATACATTTTTGAGTTCCTCTAAAGTTGAAGCCGCATCAATAGCCGCCAAGTGGTCAATCATCATGCCTACATCTATATCTGAACCTGAGTCACCCTCGGGCAAGTCTTCTCCAGCATAGATGTACAGACCCAAGCCATGTAATGACAATGCCTTAGTCATGCAACGCATGATGGCGGTGTTGACTGCAAATGCGTCAGGGTTAGGGATGGCTTTATTGCGGTAGTCCATTACTGGAAGTTGGCAAGTCATTGGTTTGCCAAACATGGTGACTGTGACGAACACCATTGCTGTGCCGTTTATGTCCATGTAGCACTTGTCGCCAAACATATCCACCTTGTATATGGCTGTAGGGTCTGCCTTTAGTGCTTCAGCCCATGCCCATGCCCATGAGAGATAGGTTAGGTTGGCTTTCTTTTCGGTATGCTCATTTACGTTCTTGTTGAGCAACATCAACACCTGTTCTTGATTCATCTTCACTCCTGTTTAAATTCTTGAAAAGTTTTTGAAATGTTTGTTTTGGTTGAGTCTGTATATACAAACTCAGGGTCAGTCAGTTTCTTTGTTGGCAGTACCTTTCTGTGAGTTAAAGATTTGTTGGGCAATGGAGAATTGGGTATCAAAGTCAAAGTCGGCAAGTTTGAACCAATTCCCTGAACATGAGCAGATCGGGAGAGAGCCAACTTTAGGCTTTGTGCAAAACTGGCAAAAATATTCATCTTGGCTTTCCTCTAAGATCGTTGCAATGGTGTTTTTAAGTTTCATCTTT